AGTAAGTGAGTTCTTAAATCAAATAAACGTATCTTTCCATCCCACATTTTATTCTTAAATGCAGGCATGAACTTGTATCCTGGAACGTAGAATGTGAAGTACTCAGATAATTCTTGTCGTACTCCACCATCACACTCAATTCTAATATGTACGTCATTAACTTTACGTACGATTAATTTATCCATTAACCACCATGCTTTATAGCTTTACCAGTTCGTATCCATTTACTTATAAGACCTTTAGATACGTTCAAAGCGATCGCTGCTTCACTACACGAGTTATATGTTATATCACCAACTGTAACTTTTCGCTCATTCTTATCATGGCCAAAACGTTTTTTATCGCCAGTGTGTTGTTTTCCATAAAATGGATTTTTCTTACCTATTTTACCTTGACGAATTTTTTCTTTAGCTTCATCGCTATGTTTAAAACCTTGGCGTGATATAGAATATTTTTCATAGAATTCTTTACCAATATATCCACCAGATCCACCAATCTTAAGATTGTATGTTTCTTCCAATTCTAAGAATGCTTCATTGACGATTTGCATTTCTTTTTTAAAGGCTTCTTCAGCACTATCAAAAAATTCTAGTATTTCACGCTTGAAGTTTTCTTTACCATATTTTTGTATGGCATCTTTCAATGCAAGACCAGATCCCAAATAGCCATCATTGAGATCATTCGTAGAATGAACCCCAATGTAATATTTGCCATTAGTTATATTAGTGGTCTTGTAAATGAAATGGTGCATACTAGTATTTATACACCAGAGGTGAATTTACGCCACTCCAACATATTTTTTATTGTCTGATGACGCCAAGTAATGTTTGAAACAATTTCAGATAAAGTATCTATCACTGTCTTCCAGTACTCAATCTGAGATTGCACGGTTTGAATCTGTGGATCGCTTTCATAGAAGTAATCCATATCACTTTTCATAGGTTTAGTCAAACCATCAAATGGATCATACTCCCAGCCAAGTTCGTCCATCTTTGTTTTATCCATCTTACCGTTATACCACATGAACTTATCTTTAAGAAGTTTTTTAAACTCCATCTCCTTACGCTGCTTTTGTAGTTTAGCAAGCGACAAAAGCTCCACGTATTTAGCATGGAGCTTTGGTGTTTCTCTAGAAGATTTATCTAACTCGAGATCATCAATCTCGCAGTCTTTCTTCCATTGTTCTAAGATTTGTTCTAATGTAAGCATAATATATCTCGCAAAGTTAATAGGCTTTATTGCCTATTATATCACATAATTTCAAGGAAGTACACTACGGTCTTGTAGTAGAACCCGCTAGTGATTGGAATGTAAAGTAGTCGTATCTAAAAGTAACGTCAACCTGAGCATATGATATGTCAGCGTCTTGAACGCTAAAACTAATAGAGCCAAGATTAGTTGGAAATGCGTTATGGAATGTTATAATGCCGTTTGGGTTGTTTTTACTTGATAAGATATACACTGTAATGTCGTCATACTTATCTTCAGAGTTATTTGTTTTAACTGCACGATTCAACCATTCATAGATCTCAACGTAGTTCTCCATGTTCTCTGCAACTAACATAGTTACGTTAAGGCTTTCATACTCTATTTTATCGCCTGGAAAGTACGCAGTTGTCTGTGGTCTACTCACAGCAACTTCTGCAACTGAAACACTTGGCATAATAAAGTTTTGACAGAAGTATGAAGTATTAGGCGCTCTATGGAACACCATTCTAAAGCCGTCTGATACGGCTAAAGGATTCTTATTTGTAGTTACGTAATTTGTCATAATACTATTTATACACCTTCAGATAAAAAGAGAGGGACCGAAGTCCCTCTCAAAATACAACTTAATTTATAGTTATTATTCTATTTAATTAAGCGTTGTCAAGTAAACCAGCTACCTTGAAGATACGGAAGTATTGGTTTTGACGGTTGAAGCCAGTGTCGTTACCTGGTGCTGAACCAACGAATGGGTTTGCAATCATGCCGTAGCGTGTCTTGAAACCAATCTTAGGTTGGAAAGTACCTTGGTCAACTGCACGAACCATTGTTAATGGAACGTATGGGCAGTAGAACATACCAGCGTCGTATGGGTTTGAACCACGATAGCCAACGTTAACATAGTCAACAGTTGCATATGGATCGATGTAAACCTTGATACGGCCAAGTAATGTACCAGCAAATGTATTGCCAGTGTCATCAACTTGAAGAGCTGTAGCCATAGCTGGAGCGTAATCTAAAACACCTGCTGCTGCAAGAGCTGTTGCAACATCTGATGAACAGATGATGAAGTTACCCTTACCACGACGTGTTTCTTTAGCGATCTGGTTAGCTTCACGATCTAACTGAACTAATAGACCCTTGAACTTCTCAACTGACCAACGACCATCAGCGTCTGTAACTAGGTTGAATGTACCAGCAGAAGTGATGTTAGCTGTTTGAGCACCTAACTTAGCTTTAACGTTGATTGTACGAATTACTTCACGGTTAATTTCAGCAAGAATTTCTGCTGAAAGAATGTTAGCTAATTCTGTCTCAGCGTCAAGACCATGAACTGCTTTAAGGTCTTGTGCTAATTCCATTGTGTACTCAGCCTTTAACGCACGTGTACGTGCTGTTACAGTTGCCTTCTCGATTGAGAATGCCATTTGACCGAATGAGTTGTCAGATGCATCACCTAACGCTTCACCTTGAGCTGTAGTCATACCGCCACCAACACCGAATGGGTCAGCAACTGTATCAGCAACTGCTGTACCAACTGTGCCAGAAGAACCAGCGTTGATGTTAGAGTCAGTACCTGGAAGTGATGAAGAATCACCGCCGTGTGTACCATTTCTAGGTGTACCTGTGTTGCCACTGAATGATGATGAAGAGAAGTCTGTATCAGCTTCGTTGAATAACGCTTCTGTACCGTTCTGTGCTGAGTAACGTGACTTCATCGCGAAGATTAAGCCAGTTGGACCAGACATAGGCTGTACTGATGCAACGTCGTATGCCATTAAGTTTGGCATTGCACGACGAACTAAAGAGATAAGGATTGGATCCCAGTTAGAGATGCTTGCGCCAGTTGCGTTTGCTGGAGCTGCTTCTGAAAGGTAACCAGCTTGTGCACGCTCTTCAGCAAGTGCTTTCTCTTGGTTCTCAAGCATAACTGCTGTAACAGCGCGCTTGTATGGGTCTTTGATCTCTGGAAGATCAGCGTGGTTAATAACTTCTTCCCACTTCTTTTGTGCTTGTTCTGCTAAAAACATTTTTATGTTTCCTTTTTATTTCTTTGTACGGGAGATGGCGTTTAAATAAGCCGCCATACGTGGTGATGTAATAGTTTCTTCAGTTAAAGAAGAATCTTCATGTTGCTCTTGAGACTCAGATACTGTGCCTTCTTTCTTGAAGTGTGCTTCCTTAACGATAGCAACCTTCTTGGCGAAGTCTTCAGCGTCTTCAGCGTCGATAGACTCAACTAGTGACTTTAGCTTTTCAGCTTCAGTAGCAGCTAAATCTTCAGATGCTTCACGAACGATTTCTGCACGACGTAATGTTTCTACTTCTTCAGCTAACTTAACTGATTTCTCAGTTGTAGAAGAAAGTTGCTCTTCTAACTCATTAACTTTAGATGCTAGATCGTCGATTAGATCTTCCTTACCTTCTGGAACTTCAATGTAGTGCTCAACGAACACTTGTTGAAGTTGAGCCATGAAGCTTTCAGCGATCTCGGTACGAAGACCTTGTTCAACTGCTAACTCATTTTGCTCCATCCATTGTTCAACAACATAGTTTAGATAACCATCGATTTTCTCTACTAGTTCTGAACGGATGCCTTCTACTTCCTCTGCTAAATCAGAGATGTACTTTTCTTCAAGCTTTACTTTCTCTTCACTTAAGCGTGCAGATACAGCAACATTGAATAGTGTAGCTGTCTTCTCTTTGAATTCCTCAGAGAGATTAGCTTCAGATTCAACAAGAGCTTTAAGGTCTTCCTGAACTTGTTCCTCGCTAATTACAGCTTCAACTTCTTCAACTTGCTCTTCAACAACTTCTTCATTGAAAAGTTTAGAGTAAATTACTTGAAGGTCTTCCTTTTTCATTCCTGACAATTTGTCTACAGCGGCGCTGATGATGCCAGACTTTGTCTTAGGTACTGGAGCTTGTGAAGTTGTAGCAAGGTTTTTTTCCTTGTCATCTTCAAAGTCCGCACCTTGACCAAACTTAGCAGACTTCGCGTCACCTTTTACGGTTGGCGCTTGTGCTTCGTCTAGTGTGTCCTCAGAAACTTCAACTTTGTCATCGAGTTTCACATCATCAAGGAGCTGTTCAGATTGTTGGATGTCTTTTTCTTGTGACATTCAAATCACTCCTTAGTGTTAAAGT